CAACCGGGGACATCTCTGCCGCACGCTTGTTGTAGGAATCCTGATCCTCAGCACTGAGATCCTTCCACATGGCAGCAACCTTCACGATTGGGGCCTTGGTCTCCTTCACGAACAGGTTGTAGCCCGAGATCTTGCGAGTCTTACGCTCCTTCGCGTCACCTGTACGGCAAACCACCCGCTTACGAGACATGAACATCTCGATCTGCTCAGGCGTAATCGTGAACGAACCGTCGTCATTCACCGTGCCAAAGGTCTGGAGGCGGTTCATGAGAGCAATCTTGGCAGCCATGATAGAGTGAGAGTGGGTGATTAACAGACTGTGAAACTTGGTCAGTTTGTGAGTCAGTTAGAACGAATGCGTTGTTTGTTTGTTAACTGTAGTAGTACTGTTGCGTTGTGTAATGCTACACCATCACATACAAAACAGTCAATCAATTTTTAGTAATAACCGAATATTGAATCTCATACCTAGACGAAACTAACTAACCTAGTTATATTGACCAGCACGACAAAATAATAGACAGACACGCATTAACTGTGTATAATACTATCGATCTTAACTAACTCTTGTTCTATAAAGTCAACAGTCATTGATATTGATAGCTTAGGTAAATCTTTATCTTCACAAATAAGAACAACGTTTTCATTAGTATCTAATATATTATCGATTGTTGTATCTGAATTTTCATTATTATTATTAGCTTCTTCTATTTGTTCCCTCAGTTCACTAGTTTTCTCATTTTGTGTTTGAATCTCATCCTGTAAATATAGTTGTAGTTTTTTATACATTTCTTCTTCTGGTAGATCTAATATTTCAGAAATTCGTTCATCCGTTTCAATATCTTTGTAGTCGTCTGGTGATATCTTTTTAAACAAGATTGCAACCTCAGTTTCTTTCATTTTTTTTTCTAAGTCATTTATTTCATTAATTAACATAAGAATAGAACGATTAGTATTATTGACGGTTTCAATGTTATATTGAAAACTAATTTCAATTTGTTTGATTGTAAATATAATATCAACAAGACCATCAATTACTTCTTCAAGTAAATAAACGCATATATTTTTTAAATTAAGTAGAAAATCGCCGACTTCCATTAGTTTGGGTGAAAACTCTTGAATAGTTATAAACTTTAATTGTGAAATAATTGTTTGAATACATTTTTGTAGTTTTTCACTATACGTATCAATTTCAATCATGTATTTTTTAGCTCGTTTATCTAATATGGATAGAGTATTTAGTATACTAGATGATGAACAAAATTTAAATATACACGAATTACCCTTTAATGCAGAACAAATATCTTTACGTTCAAAATAGAGTCTATTTCTAGGCAAAGGTTGATTAGAATGTAATAATGAATCAGGATAAATATGTGATGTAATAAATGTTTTATTCAAAAAATCAATCATTTCATCACGCTTACTTAATTCATTTACTTCAAATCCAGAACGAATATTCAATTTAACGTATACACTATATTGTTGTAGTTCACCGTTATCGTCATATGAATATACAGTTTTCTTGTCCATTGTGATATTCAATATACAAGAAATAAACATTAAAAATATTAAAATATTAATTTTTAAATTAGTATTATGATTAGCAATTTAATGTAGGATATAACGTTTTACATTCTATATTTGATTCCTTTTCACAAGAAGGTGCTGATGGTAATTGAGGTTCACACGTTAAAGATGGAGCAGAAGCCATAACATTAGCATCACACGTTTCACTTCTTCTCAAACTACTTCTAGTAAATGAACTACTTCTTTCTCGTTCTAATTCTTGGGGTAATAGGTTTCTACGATAAATATTAGGCATCGAATTAGTTCTATTACCAAAATGAAATGATTCTTCATCCATCATACTATTACGAACAGCATTTTCACGTGCCTTTTTAAATTCCTGCATTCCATAAATAGAAAATCGTCTTAATATATTTTGGTCTGTTGCTGTATATACATTTGTAAAATCTTTTGATATATCTACATTTGATACTTTAATACCTTTTTCTTTTCTAATTTGTTCTGTGAGATGTATTGCTTGATAAGCTTCATAATCTTTATTTAATTCATAACCTTCTTTCGTTAAGAAATATACAGCGTCTGATTGTGGAATAACCTTTTCTGATATATTTCTTTTTCTCCATAAGATAAATCGATCTCTGTTATTAGGAACCGGTGGAGGAGGTACTTCTAGACTCATTTGAAGTCCACTGTTTTTAATTGATTTTCTAGCTCTTTTTGCTTTTGCTAGTAATTCTGCATAAATATCAGAGTTTTCTTCATCTTGTTTTATACATTCTTTTTCAGTCTTATTTTCAAAATCAGTAATTACTTTATAAGTTGCTGTTTCTCTTGAACATCTGCGGCGTATGCTACGTAAGGATTTTCTTAATGTTTCCATTTAAAATATAAATAGAAGTTTTTATTTATATATTTTACTTATTTGTCTCTTTAAAGATGAAGAAAAAAAATCTTTTCCTAACAGTATAGTATAAAGGATGAATATCATCGAATTATTAAAGCAATTCAAGGCTATTCTACATACTTTTATTCGTATCCTTCCATTAGGATTATATTCATTTGCTTATTTACAATCTGCAGTATTTAAAGATGCCCGTGGAGGTCTTATTTTACTAGGGTTAATTATTAATGATATTATAGGTTATTTATATAAGACATACTTTAATTTTATTCCTAACGATAATTGCGCTATTTTTGGTAATGTTGGACAAAACGAAACACTAGGATTCTTACCAAATGCGCATGAAGAAGTAATTGCTTTCTTTACAGCATTTATCTTCTCTAACATGTGGGATGAATTTAACTTTGATTTAATACCATTTGTATTCTTAACAATATTATGTCTATTAACTGGATGGTCAAGAGTCAGCATTGGTTGTAGCACATTTAGAGATGTATTATTCCACTTTATTACAGGTATGATTTTAGGTATTGTATATTACTTTTTTGTTGGTGGTTATTACATGCGTGAAAAGAGAGGACAACTAGAAAGAGAAACATGTGATTTTGGATTTAATAATTATCAATGCTCTGAAATTAAAGATGGTACTGTTATTTTAAAAGGTAAAAAAGCAAAGAAAGAAGAAAACGAAACTAAATTTGATGCAGAAGATGTAAATTATTACAATTCTTAATGTAAGTGAATAAACAAAAAAAAATTGATTGTGTTCGTTTAAAGAAATAAGTATAATAGTTACAATACTAACTAGAACTAAACACATAAATATGTCTGCTATGGATGATTTTGCTAAAGCTATGGGTAATGCTCTTACTCAAAATGTGAATCATATGGAAAATCAATTTAATGAACTACGTGATCTTTCTAATAAGAATCTTGAAGTTCTTCAAGGAGAAATTGCTAGTATGAATGATAAGTTTACATTTCTACTAGAAGCAGTTGCATCTCTAGAGAAAAAGATGGAAGAATGCTGTTCTTCTAATCAATGTAATACTAGCAAATCAGTTACAGAAGAACCCGAACCCGAACCCGAACCCGAACCCGAACCCGAACCTGATGTTATAATTACTGCAGTAGTAGAAGCACCTCATAAAGAAGTGGTTGTAAAGACTGAACCGAATACAGTTCAAGTTTTGGTAGATCTACAAGATGAAGAATCTGTTAAAAATCATGCTGAACTTATGGTAACTGCTGCTGTAGAAGCAGAAAAAGAAGAGGAAGAGGAAGAGGAAGAAGAAGAGGAAGAGGAAGAGTTGGCTCTAGTCGAGAAAATGCTTAAATCACATAATGGTCAAGGTAAACAGAAATACTATGTAACAGAAGACGAGGAACGTGAAATTTATGAAATTTTGGAAGATGGAGAACCTGGTGATGAACCTATCGGTAAATTGAAACCTCATGGAAAATCATTCCGCGCTTATTATTTTAAGAAGAATGAAAAGAAATAAATAAAAAATCAGTGTAGTGTTAATAATTCATCTAATTTATTCAAATAAAATGGTGTTTGGAATTGAACTGCATCTTGAATTGTTATTTGTGTTTGTTTATTTATAATTTTTTTATATTTTTCAATAAAAGATGATATAGATACTATATTATTTTCATGTATATGCTCTAAATAACACTTTAGTAAAATCCATTTATTAGATAAATTCATATCTTGTTCTAATATTAAATTAATGTTTTCAGATAACATAATTTTATTATCTTTATTCTTCTCGTGTATGTAGTAAATATCAATATATACATCTAATTTAATAGATTGTAGAATGTCAAGATCAACGTTGTCATCAATACTAAATGTTAAATAAATACGATTCATCATTTCACACGCTTTCATAATCCACTTTAAATCAATTGATTCATCAAATTCATAATCAGCATCCTTTTCAATACTATTTAAACTAATTGAACCAATTGTTTTTTTATAAGCAAAAGAAACTGCATCACCAATACTAGGACTAAATACTAAATCTCCTGAAGCTTTCTTTTCTCTTGATTGAATGATAAATTCTGTGAATAAAAGAATGGCTCTTTCAGAGAATTTCAGACACAATTTCATATTTTTCGATGTCCGTAATAGTAAGAAAAATATATAGTATAATACAGAAATGCCCATTTCGATATAATTGTATTTGTTATCTAGTTTATTTTTTAATTCAATAATAGTTTTAATACTACATGTATTGTAAATACTAAAAACCTTTTTCATATCTAAAACTTTTGTTTGGTTATTTGACTTTAATTTAAGTTCGTCAAGAGGAAACAAAGAATACTCTTTATTTTCGGAACTATCCATACTGTTCTATTATATATATATGTAAAATTACTGAACAATGAACGACTAGTCAAAACTAATAAGACAATCATTCTCTTTTTTCTTAGGGGGTGGATTATAATTTTTTAAATAGTATACAATATGTTTTTTACCTGATATATACTTTTCTTTACTTTCTAGTTTATAACTGTAAGGTCGTAAACATTGTTTCATTACAGTAATTAGTTTTTTAGCAGTAACATTTTCACAGTAATTTTTATATTTACATGGTAAATAATATTCTTTTAACAACATTAGATTTTCATTCCAGCATGTATGATCTATGCAATTTACAATATCTTCTTTTGTAAATATATGTTTTGTATCTTGTAAACTGTCAATACCTACACATTTTAACATATTTATCACTATTTGTAAAGGAGGTTTATCACGAAATAATTGAAACAAAGTCATTTACATAAATAAAATAAAAAATATAGAAATCTTGAACTTACGAATTTACATAAGTTAGATTCATACAGTTTTCTAAAGTATTATGAGAAGACGGAAGAGGTTTTGTTCTCTTTAGTCTTAGTTCTTGATTGTTTTTATTTAACATATCATTCTCAAATCCAATCATATAATCTTTATCAGCGTCTATTGTAACCTCTTCTAAAGTAGGTATAATTGAACGCATTGGCGGGAGTATAACTTCATAATTCGTATTTTTGCTAGTTTTTGCTCTAAATTCTTCAATTGTTAATTTGCCACCAAATTTTTTTAACGCTAATCTAGGCGGCGATATTTTAATAGAATTATTACCCTTACCATAAATGTAATTTAAAAAACTATATCTTTCCCATAATTCAAATTGTGTTTTTGTATTATCAAAATTATATGCAGCAGCACATCCAGCACAACAAAAATTACCAAACATGATAAATTTATCATTTTCTTTTTTAAGAGGTAGTCCAACAGGGGTGTTATTAAATGAGTAAGTGCACCATAAGCAATCTATTGTAGTTGAAGAAGGCCAAACACCAGAAGTATTGGCATCCTGATAATCTAAAAATATAGACGTATCGTTTTTATCCTGCGTTTTCACAAGTTCCCCCTTCCTTTGTTCTTTTAATTCTTCTATTTTTTGGTTATACTTTTGTTCTTCTATTATATTATTAATTTGATCATCTTGATTATTATTTACAATATTATTTACATTAATAAAAATAGGTTTCACTTCATTTGATGATTGAATCGAGTAATAATTATCATCGTATGTAATACCTACAGGATGTTCTTTAACGATTGTATTATCGTCAATTACGGTTAAAGGTAAAGTTAATATAATATTTTCATCACTCTCAACTATCTCTTTTTTTTGAAAATATTCTTCTGGAACAACAACCTTTTCTTTAGGTTTTCTTCCTCTCTTTTTACCTGTAGTCGTTTTTTTTGTCGTCATCCTAATCCTAAACTATATTCTTGATACTATAAAAAAAGTAATATTCTTTAAATAAGATTAAATATTATGATTAATTAATAATTGTATTACATTTTTATATATTAATTTAAAGATAATGCTTTCTACAAACTGGAATATAATCATTCTCAGAACCTACTAGAATTTGATCTTTTGATGCGGTGATTCGTTTTGAAAAATGTGCAGCAGTTCCATCTCCACAAAGCACACATAGAGCAGATAATTTATGAATACTTTCTGCATGTGGAATAAGAAGATTAACATCACCAAATGGATTACGTTGGAAATCGCCATTTAATCCGCCAATAATACAATGTTTCTTCATAATATCTGCCGCATATACAATCATTTCTAATAAATCGGGAAAGAATTGACCTTCTTCTATAACAATTACATCTGTATCAATAAGTTTCGAATATAAATCTGCAGGTTCTTTTGTTTTAATAAAATCAAGTTTATTTACAGAAATACACGGAATTGTAGTACGATCATGTGTTGATAAATAACTGCCATTATCATACCTTGTATCACTAGCGTGTTTAATTACCATAACCTTCTTTTTTATACTTAAAAATCTACGAATACGACGTTGTAGTTCTGTGCTTTTTCCAGAATACATACAACCGATGACAAGTTCTATTTTTCCAGACATATTTAGTATGTTTGTTATTTAAATAAAAAATATGGTGTAAATTTTGAATCAATTTTTTTTATGTATTATTTTCTATTTATTTACCATTTATTCTATATTTATTTCTATCTTTAATTTTATTTTTATTACATTTACTTCTTAACTACCTTCTTGCGCACTTTCTTCGCGGGTTTCTTTACCGGCTCAGGTTCAACTTCAACCTCTTCAGGCTCTGCCTCCTCCTCAGGTTCTGCCTCCGCCTCTGCCTCTTCTTCGCTGTCTTCGATAAAGTTTGCCATTTTACCACTGTTGCTTACAGGGGTGCTTTCAACTTCTCCTTCATCTTCAGATTCAGGTAGAAAGTTATCATTACCGTAACCTTCAGGCAGTTCAACCTCTGCCTTGGTTACCTTCCACTGGCACATGTAATTGCCCGAAGCAATCCATAGACCTACACATTGAAGTAGGCAACGAACGCGTGCACCCTTAACGAATACATCGGCAAGATCGTGTTCAGGATTCGCGCCGTTGATGTTAAATTGCTTCATATCTGCGCTGTTAAATACCTTACAATCATATACACCCGCGCCCGTATCCTTATCTACACGGTAAGGAACCTTAGCGCGCATGCTAGGTGGCCACTTACCATCAGGCTCACCCGTTTCCTTATCCGTAGAAACCTTAATCATAGGGTTGAAGAGATTCTCAACAACCTCACGACTGAGGTTCTTCTTTTTAAACCACGCCATAGAGTTTTCTACACCACCTTCAATAATACGCTGTTCAAGTTCTACCATACGGTCATGAAACGCTTGAAGCTTAGAGTTCTCGTTAATTCCATCAAACGACAGAGTTAGCGTAAGTTTGCGCGTGTCGTTGTCTACAAACTCCTTCATTTCCCATGGGAGTTTCATCCATGGAGTCTGCAAATTAAAGCGACCCTTGTTATGATTCACCCATACGAGTTTAGCGCCCGAATCCAGAACGCGAGGAGCAGCAAACGAGACATTCGCTACATTAAGATCCTTTCCTTTGACGACAGAAGAAGAAGCCATTTTTGATGATTGTTTGATGCACTGTTTGAGAGTGGGTTACTACTACAGAGTGTCTTGTCCTTAAATCAATTTTTTTTTTCGTTTATTTAACCGGTATATTAAAGACGCGTTTTATTCCTTATTTTGTATAATATTATTGGATTAATCTAGGTGTATAATTCGAATAGGCAAATCAGACCTAGAAAAATATATTTATTGTTTTTATAAACACATATCTAAGAGAATATATTAAACTGGTGTCGGCGAAGAAATCCTGGTATCATACTGAAAAGGAGTTTATGAAAGTTATGAAAAAATCAAAAAAAAGCGTGTTCAACATATACAAAGTCATTGAAATGTAAACCTTGTAAAAAATCACAGAACAATTTTAGAAAGGTTATTACAGGTGTATTAATTGCAAAAAAAAAAGAATAAAAAATATACGATGTCACAAAAATTAAAGACAGACTTAAAGAAAGATTTAGAAGACTGCCGAATTTGTAAAACTACTGATGTAAAAGAGTGTGATTTAAATGATTACATTAAATTTAGTGGTGCTCAAAAGAAAAACTAAACCCTTAAACATATCTAGATGGGTAAAAAATATTTTCTAACTTTAAAGGAAACTAACTATTTCCTATATAAAGATGAAAAAGACACACTATCATAGCAGTATTCCTATTAATGCTATCTTAGAAGACGATCGATTTTTTTATATTGATGATATCCGAAAAACCTGTAAAACCTTTAATCTAGAAACAAAAGGCAACAAGAATGATTTATTGAAAAATATTAGAAATCATATAAAGGAACAACAAGAAAAATCTCCTCATATTAAGCAAATTTGTATTATACAGAAAGCTTGGAGAAATTATATTAAAAATAGACAATGGAGAGGTCCTGGATTTATGCAAAAACGCTTATGTACAAATACAGAGGATTTTTATACTTTAGATTCAATAGAAGAAACAGATGATATATTCTTCTTTTCATATCGTGATATAAATGAAGTGATTTTCTTCTTTGATATTCGTTCCTTTGAAAAATTAGTTTCTAGTCAACCTATTTTAAATCCATTTACACGGCAACCTATACCAGATGACGCTATTGATGAATTTAAAAAACGAAAGGAATATTTAGATACAAATAAATTATGGAAACCACTAGAAGATGATGCAATCAATATATTAACACCTGAACAAAAATTAAAATTACGTGTCGTAGATATTACTACTGAATTAAATATGCTTGATATTGTTGCAGGTGGTGTTCAAACAGACTGGTTTCTAGGATTATCTTTAAAACAATTAAAGTTATATTATGCCGCGTTAGAAGATGTATGGAACTATCGTGCTGGATTATCTAAAGAACAAAAATTACAAATTGTTCCCAATATTGAAAAAATGCGAAAAATGTTTCCATATCCTGTAAAAACAGTTGTGAAATCTAGTTCACATCTATTAAATTATGAAAAAATGATTACTATGTTAATGAATACGATTGAAATTTTAATCACTTCCTCTCAACATATACATCATAAAATTACAGCTGGTAATTATGTAATAATTGCATTAACCGAAGTATCACCTCAAGTTGCTGCTGCTGTTCCATGGCTAGCGCAAAATAATTACTAGGATTATTGTCCTTTTATTCAAACGCATAAGGACACCATTTTTTTAGTATTTCACGTTCTCTTCTCAATAGAGTTAATCGTTTTTCCTCTTGTTCAGGTTTATTACCATCTAATAATTCATATTCACATTCTCCACATAAAAATAACATAGTTTGTTGCAGTTCGCGTAAAGTAAGCATCATTTTTAATACTTTTGTCGGATATGTAGTATTACTTTTTTCCCATTTACGCATGGCATTTGTCATTTTATGATATCCCGATTGTAATTCTCGGTATTCGTCTTCCTGTATTGCTGTAAGAGATACTGATTCCATATTTAAGTATTTCCTAGAGTTTTTGCGAGAGAGTTTTACGCAGAGGATCCGGCGCTGATAAGGAATTGTCTTCATTTTTGTAGAAAAATATAAAATGATAAGAATATATAAAGAAAATATATGAAAGTTAATCGATGGAAAAATTATTTATTTCTTCTATAAAAAAATTCTTATTTTAGGATTTGATTAAAAATTGAAAACCTTTTACTACTAAATCTAGTGTATTAGTTTATTTCATGATGATCCACCATCATTTCCGAGACCTAACCGAGTTTTACCCTATTCTTTATGGAACTTATATTGATAAACAATGGAATAGGGAAGAATACCGAGATATTTATATGATGAAACGCGGTCGTGAATATTGGGCACAGAATCGCGATGAGTGGTTTTCGCACAATTACCTAGATAGCTGGGCAATGATTCCCACAATATATAATTCAACTGTTGATCATAATATTAGATTATTGCTACAATACGACCAGTTTGTGCGACATCCATCATCTCTCCCTGAAGATCAGCATTACGATACACTACGACCTCTCTATTTTAGATTTGCCACAACATTGGCTTTTGAAATGATTCATAACGGACAATTTCATAAACTTGAACCACACGAAAAAGTATTTACGTTGCTCGCAATTCGGCACAATGATAATCTGAAACTCAAATACTTTGCTTTAAACAAAATTCATCAAGAACTAGAGACTTGTGAAAAACGAGATATTCCACTATGGCTACGATTTCTCAACGCCAGTATTTTGGATATCGATTCATGGAAAGTGAAGAATAATTATTATTCACCAGAAGATACTACAGAATCGGAACATACATATTGGCTAAATGCGATGTCTGTAATTCAAAAACCAGTTTATACGAGTAGTATGATTACAGATAAAAAGAAAAATGAACTTCGCGAACGAATGGTGAGTCTCATGGAACCTCTTGTACTAGATTCGGTGAATGAATCAAAGACAATTGCTGTTTCTATTTCTGGTGGCATGGATTCAATGGTTGCATCTAATATTCTCAATATAATCGCAAAAAGACATAATTTGAATATGATTCTACTGCATATATGTTATAACAATCGTCAAGCAGTTCATCATGAAATTAGTCTATTGAAATACTGGGCAAAACTGCTAGAATGTCCTCTCTACATTCGGCGTATTGATGAATTGACGCGAAGTCGTGATACTCAATTTCGGCGTATTTACGAAGACGTTACTCGTAGAATTCGCTTCTCATTTTATCAGTATTTTAAATGCCCTATCATTCTCGGTCATAATCGCGACGATACATTTGAGAATATGTTTAGTAATCTATCGCGACAAATTCACTTTGATAATCTATCTGGAATGCTTGAAAGTTCTATTGAATCAGATATTACATTACTGCGACCCTTTCTCACAATTGATAAATCAGATATATTGAAATATGCGGATACAAATCAGATTCCACATCTAGTGGATTCAACACCACCCTGGTCGGAACGCGGTAGAACACGAGATGTATTGATGCCGACAATTCAAAAATTTAATCCAAATATTCTCCCTGGATTAGAGGAATTCTCACAATTTACAACCTTTCTGTATAAACAATGGGAAAACTCATTTCACGAATGGATTCAAACTATAGCCAAACATAAGACAGAAACTGGAATTAAAATAGAACGCGATACATTCTTTGATACAAATTGTTATACTCTTGAGTTTTGGGTAAAAATGTGGTTTGTGCTGGACTTACCGCATCGTCCCAGCAATCGTTCATTCCACACTGCA